GCCTCTTCTGTCAATTATGCAGGGTCAAGCTCATTGGGAAAATTGGAGAGGATGGGCAATGTGTTTTTACTAAGGAAACAAAGACCCTAGTCAGAGAAAACTATATCCTTAAAGTCTGTGATGATTGTTCAAGCAAAGAAGAAGAATCTTGGGAAGAAAATGAACACAATGTCAATGGATTGGATCACCCAGACAATGGTTGGCTAGAGGGAGGAAATGAGTTGTTTGATTTGTCTGCTCCTAACAGGGTTATTCGATATTCGGCGAAAAGGATTATGCACTATTTGATTGCAGTTGTGGGAACTTGGTTTCTCTTAACGGCGACAATATCATCGTTTATAACAATGTATCATTTGAGTTTTGGCATATCTGATTGCCTTTCTCAATTCTGGAGAGTTTCATCGTTCACCCTCCCTAATCTAGGGCTATTATTGACTACATTACTTGGAATTGCAGCTTCTCCAGGAGTCTTGGTTTTCCCTTTTCTTGCTCAGTTCATTTGTGTCTACAAATTTGTTCATAGATTTGTGGGACACTTGTTATTTTTACTTGGGAAGATCATTTTTGACATGAGATATTACTTTTTGCCCCATATTAAAAATGAAGCGAATTCATGGAGTGTCTTTTTGCCTGGGTTTTTACGTGGAGTCGAAGAGATGCCTTACTTAGAGGATGCTTTTGAATTTATGTCCGAAGATAAGAAGATGATTTATTATGGAGTTGTGCAATTTATAACATTTTTGATTATTGGGTATCTATTCTGCACTGGTTATTTGAAATTGAGGAAAATTGATCCTAGTTGGGTTAGAGCCGTGATTAGGTACCAAGGGAAAGAATTCTCTGTTAAAACAGAGAAAGGGACAGTCCAGGATAATGGGTTTTATGAACTATATGAGTCAACGTATTTGAAGCCAATGGTGTCGTCGATTGCTGACAATTCGGTATTATCGCCTCATTCTTTTAGATTCTTGATGTGGGATGTTGAGATTGCGGACAACAATGCTATCTATCTATTCAGGGAAATTTATTCCGCTATTTCCCCACAGTTCTCCAGGTTTTTGCCGCCATCGAAGGGCAGGTTGCCGATTGGACATGTTGTGCCTTGGAGGGAGGGACATACGTTTGGAAGTGAAGCGTTGATATACAAAAATTGTGGACCCCTAAATCCCATGACGGCTTGGAATGTGTGGTTTAGGTTTTCTGGAAATGACCCTATGAGGCCAGTTGTGATTGCTTGGGATAAGGACATGGACGCTAATGACACAACTGTTCGTTCTAATAATAATTTTGGGTTTCCATATTATGAGAGCTATAAAGATGGATATTATTATAGTTGGGAGCGTGTCACCATTGAGGTTAGGGATGTTAATGGGGTTTCTGTCTATAGCGGATTTAGTCCGACAATTCAAGTTTCAAAATCGAAACTCCCATTAGTGAGTGATACAAGCACATCCATGATGACGCACTTTCACACTTTTCAATTGAACGTGACCCCAACGAATCCTATGGGTGATTATGTAGTTAAGGAATGTAAATGTAATGACCAATGCATAGAACCCACAGGATCTTATGCCTTTGCACCGCCGCTAATTAATCAAAACAATCCTACAAATGGTTTGTGGAGTGAGGATTTTGTTGCAGTCATGACACATTTAATGGCACAAACTGATGAGAATGCCCAGGATAGCATAGGTCAATACTTGATGAGCAAGCCCTCGTATAACCGGAACGGACGATTGTTTACCCGCTACACTCTATCTTTGTTGAAAGAAAGGGAAATAATGAAAGCAAGCTTGATTAACATAAACTTGATACCATTGAAAGGCAACCAAAATAGGGGGATTACGAAAGCCCCGGGTAAAGGAGACCTGTACCAACGGTGCCCCGGCAGAACTAAGGTTATTGAAGTTCCAGATGTGATGGTTGAGTTTGATAGTGAAAGATATTCCAAGTACGCTATTGGAGGGAGGACGTTTAGGGGACAATGGACTGAATCTAAGAAAGAGAGGAATGCCAAGGATTGGAGGAGAGCAAGAATGAGACAAGATGAAAGCTTAGCAAATCTGATAATTGACGGCGTTGTGGGAAAGTATGGCCTTTCGAAAAGTTTAGTCTATGATACTCTTATAGCCTACTCAAGCTCCGAAATTGGCG